ACAGGCAATAGAAGATGAGGTTCATAGCACATTCAAACCTAAGTGGGTTGATGCTAAGTTAGTAACTCCTTATATTAAAAAAGATGGTGAGTTATCTAAGCGTGGCTTAACAGATGATGAATACGATAACTGTATCAAGACTCAAAACCTTGAGACATTTATGAGACAGCAGTTAGTTGATTTTAATTTAGGTAGCCGTAAACAAATAGGAGAATATCTTATTGACTTCGGTTGGAAGCCTAATAGATTTACACCTACAGGTCAACCCATTGTAGATGAGAAAACGCTATCAGCTATTACTCATATACATGAAGCTAATTTAATAGCACAGTTCTTACTACTTCAAAAGCGTATAGCTCAGATAGATTCTTGGATAGAAGCTACCGAAGATGACGGACGTGTACATGGTTTTGTGATTCCTAATGGTGCTATCACCGGAAGGATGACACATAGAAGCCCCAACATGGCACAAGTACCAGCAGTCTACAGCCCTTATGGTAAGGAATGTAGAGCTTGTTGGACTGTAGAAGAGGGTAATGTTTTAATCGGTGTTGATGCTTCTGGTCTTGAGATTAGAATGTTAGCCCACTATATGAATGACGAGGACTATACAAATGAAATACTTAACGGAGATATCCACACAGCAAATCAAAAACTTGCACAGCTTGAATCAAGAGATAAGGCAAAGACATTCATCTATGCCCTCATGTACGGAGCAGGAGATGAAAAGCTTGGGTCTGTGGTTGGTGGAAATACAGCAGATGGCAAAAGAGCTAGACAATATTTCTTTGATAATAAACCTACATTTAAATCTCTTAGAGACAGAGTACAAAGAGCTTCAACAAAAAAATTCCTTAAGGGATTAGACGGCAGGAAACTCTATGTTCGTAATCAGCATTCAGCACTGAACACTTTACTACAGGGTGCAGGTGCTATTGTTATGAAGAAAGGTTTACAGATATTAGATGATGTATTAAAATTAAATAAGGTTGACTACAAGTTTGTAGCTAACATACATGATGAGTGGCAGATAGAAGTAGTTGAAAGCCAAGCCGACTTTGTTGGTAGGTCAGCAGTCGATAGTATAATAAAGGCAGGAGAACATTTTAATCTTCGTTGTCCATTGGACGGCGAATACAAGATAGGAGGAGATTGGAGTGAAACCCATTAAAGAAGATAGGAAGAAATTTGATATTGATTTAGAGTATGGAGAGATAAGAGAAGATAAGATAAAGGAGATGCTAACCGGTAAGAAGATAGAGGTCAAGTCTGAGAAAGATTTATGGCAGAAGTCTGGTAACATATGTATAGAGTATGAGTCGTGGGGTAAGCCTTCCGGTATAAGAGCCACTGAATCAGACTATTGGTTTCATAACTTATGTGTTGGAGACAACGAGTTCTGTACCCTTGTATTTAAAACAGATGTACTTAGAACTATTGTTGATAAGCTTGACACCTTTAAAACTGTAAGAGGTGGTGACCACAAGGCAAGTAAAATGTTTCTTGTTAATTTACAGAAGCTATTTTCATCAGATGTAATTAAAGCTTTTAAGGAAGCAGAGAAAAATGACAAAGAAAAATAAAAAAACACTTGACACTTCTAAACAAGAAGTATATAATAAACTGTCAGCTAAGAAAACAACATCCGAATCTGGTCATTGGTATACCCAAGAGGGTGACCCAATGTACACAGTCATAGGTGCTAACGGTAAGGAAAGAAACACTACCCTTAGAGATGCTAAGAAAGATAACCTAGTACCTTCTGTCACTACCATTCTTAGTATGATAGCCAAGCCTTCATTAGAGAATTGGAAAATAAACCAAGCACTTAACTCTGCCCTTACCTTAGAGAAAAATGTATTGGAATCCACAGAAGAATTTGCTTACAGATGTAAGATAGATTCTAAAAGGATTGGTCAAGAGGCTGCAAAAAAAGGTACTGAGATTCACGCTATGATTGAACGAGGATTCTTAGGAGAAGAAGAAACAGAAACTTACTGTATCATTAAGAACTATTTAAATGATAACTTCCCTAACGAAGAATGGATAGCAGAAGCTTCCTTCTGTGCTGACTTGGGCTATGGTGGTAAGATAGACTTATATTCTAAGTCTGGTATCTTTGTTGACTTTAAAACTAAGGACAACTTAGAAGGCAAAGACCCTGCTAAATTAGTATACGATGAACACGGTATGCAGTTGTCTGCCTATGCTCAAGGCTGTGGGTTTACTGATGTAGAAAGAGTATCTATATTTGTAGATAGAAAAGATACTGAGTTGATATCCTGTCACATATGGGATAAAACTTCTCAAAAGAAACACACTGCTATGTTCAATGCTATATTAGATTATTGGAAGCTGGTTAAAAACTACGACTCCTCTGTTACTAATGGCTAGAGTACCTAGAAAACCTAGACCTAAAAAAACTAATGTGCCTAAAGGTTATGATAGTTTATGGGAAGCCCAACTGCATCAAACATTATTACATGATTGGAAGCACCATTGGGATAACATAAACTACATAGTTAAGCATAAGTACGAGCCGGACTTTGTTAAAATAATTGACGGCAAAACAATATTGTTAGAAGCTAAGGGTAGATTCTGGGATTACGCAGAGTACAGTAAGTACATACATATTAGGGAGGCTTTGCCAAAAGACTATGAATTAATATTCTTATTTCAAAAACCTTTTGCACCAATGCCAGCCTCTAAGAAAAGAAAAGACGGGACTAAAAGAAGTCATGCCGAATGGGCAGAGACAAATAATTTTACATGGTACAACGAAGAGAGTGTGCCGAAGGAGTGGAGAAGTAGTGAATTATAAATTCAATGAAGACGAAACAATAAAACAAATTAAAAGGTATGTAGATAGTACTTACAACCAACACTATGCTTACGGAGACTACCAAGCTACAGATGTTATCTTTGATAGTGGACATGGTGAGGGGTTTTGTATGGGTAACGTCATAAAGTATGCCATGAGGTATGGTAAAAAGAACGGACACGATGAAAAAGACTTGCTAAAAATAATACATTATGCTATAATGGCTATACATTTAAAGGACATCGAAGATGATTGAAGATAAGATAGGAACTAAGCCTTACTTAGGAATAGAGATAGACTACGACAGAGAAAAAACCTTTGACAAGTTTAGTATAGACACATTAAAAGATAGATATTTTTGGGAGAATGAAACACATGCACAAGAAGCATTCGCAAGAGCCTCAGTTTACGGAGCAACCTTCAAAGGGAACACAGATTTTGAACTTGCTCAAAGACTTTATAACTACAGTTCCAATCGTTGGTTCATGTTTAGCACTCCTATACTTAGTAACGGGGGTACAACTCGTGGGCTTCCTATCAGTTGTTTCCTCAATTATGTTCCTGACAGCAGGGGTGGTTTATCTGCTCACTATGATGAGAACATATGGTTGGCTAGTTCAGGTGGAGGCATCGGTGGATATTGGGGCGATATTAGGAGCAATGGTGTTTCAACTACTCATGGCAGTCGTTCTACTGGAAGCATTCCTTTCATGCACGTAGTTGATTCTCAGATGTTAGCCTTTAATCAAGGCACAACAAGACGAGGAAGCTATGCAGCTTACATGGATATTAGTCATCCGGAGATTGAAGAGTTTATTAACATGAGAAAAGAATCTGGTGGAGATATCAATAGAAAGAATCTTAATCTACACAACGGTATCAACATTACCAACGCCTTCTTACAGGCTGTAGAGAAAGACGAAGACTGGAGATTGATTGACCCTAAATCTAAAGAGGCTGTTAAGATAGTAAACGCTAGAGATATATGGTGGCAAATCATTCATGCTAGAGCAGAGACAGGTGAGCCTTACATGATTAACATAGATACTTGTAACGATGCTTTACCTAAGACACAAAAAGATTTAGGTCTTAAGATTAGACAAAGTAACTTATGTTCTGAAATTACTTTACCTACTAACGAAGAGAGAACAGCTGTCTGTTGTTTGTCATCAGTAAACTTAGAACACTTCGATGACTGGTCAAAGGATGACAACTTCATAGAAGATTTAATAACCATGCTTGACAATGTGCTACAACATTACATTGACAATGCAATAGATACAACACAACTAGGAGACTACAGTGCAAACTTTAAAAGATTTCAAAAATATGTTAGAGAAGGTAAAGAAGGATATACTAAGTCTGCGTATTCGGCATATAGAGAGAGAAGTCTCGGGCTCGGTGCTATGGGCTTCCATGCGTATCTCCAGTCTAAAGACATTCCTTTTGAGGGAATATATGCAACTGGTTTCAATCATAGAGCATTCACCCTTATCAAAGCTAGAGCCAAAGCAGCTACTAAAGAACTGGCTGCCAACAGGGGAGAAGCTCCGGATGTCCACGGCACGGGTAATAGGAACGCTAACCTCATGGCTATTGCTCCTAATGCTAGTAGTGGGATTATATGTAGTGGCACTTCCCCTAGTATTGAGCCTTATAGGGCTAACTGCTATACTCATAAGACTCTCTCAGGTTCGTATCAAGTTAAGAATAAATACCTTGAGAAAGTTCTTAAGGCTAAAGGATTAAAAGGAAAAGAACTAGAAAATATATGGAAAGATATCTCGGCTAACGAAGGTTCTGTACAACAGTTAGATATATTAACTGATGATGAGAAAGAAATATTCAAGACAGCCAATGAGATAAATCAGATATGGATTGTAGAACATGCTTACAAAAGACAGCAGTTTATTTGTCAAGCACAATCAGTAAACTTATTCTTTACCCTACCGAAGTCAACAGAACCTCAAGAGATACACGATGCTTATATGCAGTATGTGAGTGATGTTCATTGGTATGGTATGAATAAATTAAAATCGTTGTATTACTTTAGAACTAATGCAGCAAGAAATGTAGAGAATGTTAATGTTAAAGTACCTAGAATAAATTTAGAAGACACTGAATGTCTTGCTTGTGAGGGATAATATGAATTGTTATAACTGTAATAGCGAATTGATATGGGGAGGAGACCACGACATAGAAGAAGAAAACACAGGTTTTATTATGGAGACTAACTTAAGTTGTCCCATATGTAAGTCAGAAATAATAATATATACACCAAAGGATGAGATATGAGTCTATTAAAAACTAGAGATTACTATAAACCGTTTGAGTACCCGTGGATGTACGAGTACTATAAACTACAAAATCAAATGCACTGGATGCCTGAATCAGTTCCGTTGCATACAGATGTAAAAGATTGGCAGGATATTACACCGGCTGAAAAACATTTACTTACACAGATATTTAGATTGTTTACTCAATCAGATGTTGATGTTGCTTCGGGCTACATTGATAAGTACATGCCTATCTTTAAGAAACCTGAAGCAAGAATGATGATGAGTTCTTTTGCTAACATGGAATCAATACATCAAGATGCTTACAGC